CAATGTTTCAACATATTACTATCCAGATAAACTTGGACAACCAAATGAAGAATTTCAACATTATGTAAGTTTTTTTATAAATGTTAGGGGCGCGTCTAAATTCTATGATCAAAATATAGATACAACGAATGCGCCGACTGTTAAATTGGGCGGTAGTGTTTCTAATTCTATAAATCCAACAAGCGCTGGAACTGCCCTTAAGATTGGCACTATAAACGAAGCAGGAATTGGTGTTGCTAAAGTATTAGGAGCTATCAGTACAAAACAAGCAGGAGCTCTCACAGCATATAATATACTTGGAACTACAGCAGTTTATGCTGGGTTGCAAGCATCTAGTTTACTTCAACAAGATAATTTAAAAAGACTAAAAACAAATATTACATTACACATGGATGGACCGCCTTCAGTTAAATATGGAGTAAATTACCAAGATCATGAATTAGGAGTATTGGGTGGTTTCTTAGCATCGGGATCTTCATCTAGTAATAGTATAGGCGGTATGAGTTCTGAATTAGGTAATAATATAGCATTGCAAATAATGAAAATACCATCAGTTTTGCCTGGATTTGGAACTTCAAATTATGCAGATATTGCTCAATTTGGAGCTAAAGTAAAGACTAATCCTTTTAGAGAAGTATTTTTTGAGGGTGTTGATTATAGAAGATTTAATTTTAAATATAAATTTTTACCAAAAAATGAACGTGAATCTCTGGCTGTTCTTAGTATAATTAATACTTTCAAAGAACATATGCATCCACAATTGTCTGCAGCTGGATATTTTTACATATATCCTTCGGAATTTGAAATAAAATATTTTTACAATAATAAAGAAAATGGGTATTTTAATAAGATTGCACCTTGCGCATTAACTGATATGCAAGTGGATTACGGTGGAGAACAATTTTCTACTTTTAGTAACGGAGCACCAACAGAAATTGATATGACATTGTCTTTTAGAGAATTAGAGCTTCTAACTAAAGAATCAATTAGAACTAACGGATATTAAATGGCATACTTTCAAAAATTTTCACCGTTATATTATACTTTAGATGACGGTAACACTGTACAAATAGTTACTGATGTTTTAAAAAGAATTGTATTGTCAAAAGAATTGAGAGATAATACTAGCGTTTACGATTTGTATGATATTAAAGATGGCGAAACGCCTGAAATAGTTGCAAATAAAGTTTACGGCGATCCTCAATTACATTGGGTGTTATTAATTGCAAATGATATTATAGATCCTAGATTTGATTGGCCAATGAGTTATTATAATCTTTTGCAATACTGCATTGCAAAATATGGTGAAAATCAAATATATAATCATCATCACTATGTGAATAGTAGTAATTTTATTACACCTGATGGCAGATTGCTCGAAAATGAATCCACATTTAGTAGTATTGTTCCGATTGTATTCCAATCTTCAGACGGAGTTGAATCAGATTTACTATTAGAAAATGCAGATCTTAATTTAATTCCAGTTACAAATTTTGATTATGAAAATGAATTAAATGAATCTAAACGATTAATTAGAATTATTAAACCTGCAGTTGTATCTGAAATAGATTCATTATTCACAACACTTATTAATACATAATGGATTCACAAACTACATCTGTTTCGCAGGAAACATTACAAAGCCCGGGCGATATAAGTATAGATCAAATAATGATATTTGCTTTAAATGGCAAATATATTTCTGTGATTGATTACCTTATAGAATTACAATTATATGAAAGTATTTTTAGTAATGTTTTATCTGGCGAATTAACTTTATCAGATAGTAGAAATTTAATTAAAGAATTGCCAATTGTTGGCGAAGAATTACTAATTATAAAAGTAAAAACGCCGTCTTTGCCTGATAGATATAATATTTCAAAAACCTTTAGAATATATTCTATTGAAAACAGAAAAATAGTTAGAGACCAAAATACTCAAATATATAAGATAAAATTTATATCACAAGAAGCATCTGTTGATTCAATATCTCCGTTGTTTAAACCGTTTAAAGGTAAAATATCAGATGTAGTGCAAACAATATACAATGATTATTTGCAAATGCCACGAACATATGATGTAACAACTAATAATACAATAACTTTAAACAAAAATAATGCAGAATTAATATTACTAAATGATACAAATAATAATGTCAAATTTGTAAGTCCAGGATGGACTCCTTTACAATGTATAAATTGGTTAGCAAAAAAATCTATACCAGGTGATTTAAAAGCATGTACATATTTATTTTGGGAAACAACAAAAAATTTCTTTTATGGTAGTATTGAAAATTTAATTAGTAAAAATATTTCTATAGGCAAATATAGATATGCTGCAACAGGTGTATTGGGCGGGACATCTGATGTTGAATCAAAAATGTTATTGATACAAAATTTAGAAGTTGTAAAATCAACTAATACTTTAGACGGGCTTGATACAGGATATTATTCTAATAAATTTGTCGCATTAGATTTATACAAAAAACAGTATCAAAATACTATATACAATCATATTAATAGTTTTTCTAATTATTCTCATCTCGCAACAGAACCACTTTTTACTCCAGATAAAACAGTCAGTTCTTATGATAGAAATATTGTTGTATATCCAACTCAAATAGATTTATTTGATGGTGTTACAGATAATCATGACCAAAAACTTAATAGTATATATGCAAATAGATTATCTAACTTAGTTGATTTAAATAATTTGAAATTGAATGTAACAATAAATGGCAGGACAGATGTTGAAGTTGGTAGAACTATAGAAATTGTATTTCCTAGTTTAGAACCAGTATCGGAAAAAGATTTAACTTCTGAAAATTTAGATTATAGATTTTCTGGTAATTATTTAATAACATCGCTAAATCATAAAATTAATTTAGAAAAACATTATATTGTAATGGAAGTTGTTCGTGATTCTTTTGCAAAAATTGGTAAGTAAGGATAAATTATGAATTTAATGTATGGTAATACAAATTTTATTTGGTGGGTTGGTGTTGTAGAAGATAGAAATGACCCACAAAAATTAGGAAGATGCAGAGTAAGAATATTTGGTTATAATGTTGAGGATTTGCAAGTTTTGGCAACTGAGGATTTGCCTTGGGCATTGCCTTTACAACCAATTACATCGGCTGCAACATCTGGCGTAGGCACTACTCCGTTGGGGCCTGTTGAAGGATCTTGGGTAATTGGTTGGTATTTGGATGGTGAGGAAAAACAACAACCAATAATGATGGGAACATTTGCGGGGGTGCCTCCGACACAAGCTGAAACTGAAGCAAATAAAATTGCAAATCAAGCAGCAGCTGGATTAGTGCAACAAACTTCTAAAGGTAATTTAATTCATGACGGAGCAAATACACCATTATATAAAACTAATTTGGGCAGTATTACAAATGCAATTGCAAATGTAGTATCAAATTATGATATAGTTGGAACACAAGGTCTCAATCCAAATAATCCAACAAACGACCCAACAAAATCATTAAACAATCCAGCTGTAAATAATGCAACTGGATTTGAAGATCCGAATAAAGTTTACCCTAAAACAGATTATTTGGGCAAACCAGACACAAATAAATTAGCAACCGGAGATACCACTGCGCCTATATTTGCAGCTAAAAATAAAGAAAGACGTTTAAATATACCTACAGCATTAGGCGGTGATAATTGGGATGAACCTGAATATGCGTATGCTGCTAAATACCCATACAATCATGTTATAGAAACCGAAGCAGGCCATATAATAGAAATTGATGATACTCCAAATGGAGAAAGATTACATATTTACCATAAAGCAGGAACCTATATAGAAATTGACGTCAATGGATCAATTGCACAAAAGGTCAAAGGCGATGAATTTAAAATTGTAGAGAATAATGATAGTTTATATGTTAATGGAGCTTATAATTTAACAATAGGCAGTGTATCAAAAATATACATACAAAATAATGCTGATATAGAAGTAGATGGCAATCTTAATATAGTTAGTCATGCTCAAACTACAGTGCAATCTGCAGGAGATATTACTGTCGCGGGAGACAATATTGTCATTTCTGGTAAATCTAGTATAGATATGATAACTAACGGGCCAATCAATATACAAGGAAGCGATATTACATTAGATGCTGGATCAGGAGCATTTGTTGCTAAAGCTGCACAAGATGCAGTATTACAATCTGGTGCTGGGTCTGTAGTAAGTATAAATGGTGGTACAGAATTGTTGTTGAATGGCGATGTAATCAAAGAAAATATGGGTGCAATTTCCCCTGTCGTGTCAATACTTCCTACTATTAAATAAAATGCCAATTATTACATCTTTACCTGCAGCAAAAAATTTAGGATCTGCGCCAAAAAATTTAACAAGGCCAGATTATGATCCAAGAACATTTGATTTCGATGCTTTAGAAAAAGGATCATCAAATTACACACAATCACAAATAGCAAACGGAAACTTATCACCCAATGTTTCTCCGCCTAGTATAATTAATGGACAAGTTCCAGCAACAACAAATGTTGCGCCAAATTCTTTATCAGGCGCCCCAATTGAATGCGCGGAATTTTCTACATATACAAATTTTCCAGAAGTTTTACGTTTATCTACATATTTTACATTAGGTTCATTGACTACTAGACCAACGGCTTCTTCTTATACTTTAGAACCAAACAGAGGGCTAACAAAAGCACAAATAGCATGCAATCTTAAAGGGTTAGCTGTAAATTGTTTAGATCCAATTAAAAATAAATATTCTGATCTTTTTATTACTAGTGGATTTAGAGCAACTTCGCATGGATCTGATCATGAAGTAGGCGGAGCTGCAGATTTACAATTTTCAGCACATTCTTATTCCGATTACTATACAATAGTTCAATGGATAAGAGACAATATTCCATATAAACAATTATTATTAGAATATAAACGTAAATCCAATAATTTGATTATTTCCTGGATTCATATTGCTTATTTAGCAAATCAACAATCTCCTATGAGAATAGGTACGTTGTTCGATGGAGGCATTGTAAATCATAATGCTTTTGCTCAGTATGCTTAAACTAATATAAATATAAAAATGGCAACAATAAACAGAGCATCTAGAAGATATACAGACATTAGTCTAATGTTTTCTCCACAGCCATATACAAAAGATATTCTCACTTTAAACAATGAGGATGCTGTTAAGGCTGCTATTAAAAATCTTGTTTTAACAAATAATTACGAACGACTTTTTCATCCAGAAATTGGGTGTCAAGTTAATTCATTATTATTTGAAAATTTAGACGGCCCAACTTTAGCGGCGGTTCAATACACTATACAAAATACACTTGATAAATTTGAGCCAAGAGCAACAGTAACCGATATTACTGTATTGGATGATTCTGACGTAAATGCAATTTCTATAAGTATTACATTTATATTAAATAATACCTCACAACCAATTACGGTAACAACTACACTCAATAGGTTAAGATAATGGCAAATTTAAGAGTTGCAGAATTAGATTTCGATGCAATTAAAAATAATTTAAAGACATTTCTTCAGAATTATACAGCTGCAGACGGAGCACCATATTTTACAGATTTTGATTTTGAGGGATCGGGAATATCTATTTTATTAGATTTATTGGCATATAATACGCATTATAACGCATACTATGCAAATATGGTTGTCAATGAAATGTTTTTAGATTCTGCAGTTAAACGAGCATCTGCTATATCTATAGCAAAACATCTGGGATATATTCCTTTATCAGTACAAGGCGCTAAGGCACAAATTACATTCAATGTTGCAAATCCTACAAATAGTCCATCGACATTGACGCTAAATCAATATACGCAATTTAATACTACAATAAATGGTGGCAATTTTGCCTTTGTCAATTTATCACCTATGACAATTTCACCAGTAAACGGTGTTTACACTTTTGCAAATGTTCCAATAACAGAAGGCACTCCTTTACAGTATACTTATACTGTTTATTCTCCAGGACCATCTGAAAAGTATGTTATTCCAAATTTAAACGTAGATGCTACAACAATTCAAGTTGTTGTACAAAATTCTTTAACAGATACAACTACCACTTCTTATATTTTAGCATCAGATACAATAGGAATAGATAGTAACTCTAATGTATTCTTTTTAGAAATGAATGCTCAAGAATACTTTCAAATATATTTTGGTGATGGTGTTATAG